GCCAGGCGATCGAAACCTACGGCGGCGGCTACAAGGGCGACCGCAACGCCAACCAGGACGACGAACTGGGCCTACTGCTCGACCCGGACAACGCCAAACAGTCCAACTGGTCGCTGGCCGACGTGCCTGGCCGGCGCAACGGCGGCATCGTGTCGGTGGGTGTGGGTTCGGCCTTCACCGGCCGCGCGGTCGACATCCTGATAGTCGACGACCCGGTGAAGGATGCCAAGGCCGCCGACTCCGCCGAGCAGCGCAAGGTCTCCCACGACTGGTATCGGGCGGTCGCGGAGACCCGGCTGGCCGGAAACCCCATCGTGATCGTCATCCAGACCCGGTGGCACGAAGACGACCTCATGGGCTGGTTGCTGCGCAACGACGACCTCGAGCAGACACCGCGCTGGGGCCGCATGTTCGCGCCCGCCATCGCCGGCCACAACGACCCGCTGGGCCGCGAGCGGGGTGAGTTCCTGACCTCCGCGCGAGGCCGCACCGAGGCTGACTGGCTGGAGATCCGGCGCAACGTGGGCGAGCGCTGGTGGGCGGCGCTGTACATGTGCGATCCGACGCCGGCCGAAGGTGGCGTGTTTAAGCACGACTGGATCAGCCGCAACCGGGTCAAGGCGGCACCGGAACTGGTGCGTACCGAGGTGTTCGTGGACCCCGCGGACAACGAAGGGACCGGCGACGAGGCAGGCGTGATCGTTGCCGGGGAGGGCGTGGACCGCCGCTACTACGTGCTCGAGGACTATTCGGCGCACATGACGGTGGGCCGCTGGTTCCGGGTGGCGTTCCTGGCCGCGCTCAAGTATGGGGCCACCGCGGTGCGCTACGAGAAGTCGCTGTCCCAATTGGACAAGCGAGCGCGCCAGGCGTGGCGGGATCTGCTGCGCGAGGCGCAACGGCTCGAGCAGGTGTGGCAGCGGCACGCGCTCCCGGGCGACGCCTGGCCGGCCAAGCCGTCCGGGGCCGTGCTCACCGAGGCGGTCGGCGAGCTGGCGCGCGACGACGCGACGCCGGAGGAGTGCACCCAGCTGGAGTCGAACCTGCTGGAGCTGTGGGAGCACGTGCCGGCCGTGCTGGCGCTGCCGCGCACCGGCATCCCGGTGGCGTCGCTGACCGCCCTGGGCTCGAAGACGTTCCGCGCGAAGATGGCCGCCCCGGTGTACGAGGGCGACCACGTCTCGCACGTGGGGCACCTGCCGGAGCTCGAGCACCAGCTCACCTCGTGGCAGGAGGGGCAGGACTCGCCGGACCGGATGGACGCACTGGTGCACGCGATCCACGAGCTGGCGAGCGTCGGTGGCGGTGTCGAGTTGACGGGCGCCCGCGGTCAGCTGCCGCTACGCACCCAGGCGCAGATCGCCCGCGCGGGCATGTCGCCACTCAGCGGGGGTCGCTGATGTCTTCACCGATCCGCCGACAGGGCGAGACGCACGATCCCCAGCGGGTGCGGGGCCCGGCGAGCACGCGCAACCAGGTCCGGTCGGTGATGGTGCGGATCGACGCGCAGCCAGGCGGAAAGCTGCGCATCTCGGCTCCGGCCGCGCGGGGCTGGGCGCGCACCGTGGCTACCCGTGACGAGTTGAACCGGGCGATCGCGGAGGCGTTCATAGAGACTCAGCTGGCCAGCTATGCCCGGTGGCGTGGTGAGGCGTACGACCATGACGTGTTGTCCGAGGTGGACAACACCGATCCGTTGGTGGCGGCGGCACCCCGGATCGAGCGACGGGAGCGAACGGGGCGCAGCGATGTGCACGACCCGCGTGAGTGGACGCCGCTGCCGGATGGCTCGTGGCGTTCGCCGGCCGGGCGGGTGTTCGGTGCGGGCACGGATGCGGTGCGGCGGGTGAAAGCGAAGCGGGCACGGCTGAATCCCGGGTGATACCAGGGTTGCGACCCCCAGGGTTAGGGGGTAGTATCTCTGCCATGACCACCACGCCCAACCAGGCCGACCTCCCGGAGCAGAGCTGCCACCGCAATCGCGACCACCCGGCGCACGTCGAGTACAAGGATCGGGGCGCCCCGTTCGCCTGCCCTGGCGTCGGCCACTTCCAGCTGGTCATCGAACCGCCCGCCGACCCGTTCGCGGGCCTTCCCGAGGACGAGGGGGTCTGACCCAATGATCACCGGAGTTGCCAGATCAACGACACCGCTTTGGAACGTGGCTGCCTGGGGTTGGGTGTGTCAGGGCGAGACCCGGCATGGACTCACCACCGTGTCCACCTGGACCCGTGACGATCAGGTGCTGGTGCTGGTGTTCCTGGGCGAGAGCGACGTACAAGCTGCAGTGCTCGACGGGGCGAGCCTCACTCCGGAGCAGATCACCGAGCAGGTGTGCGACGGCGAGAGCGCGGTGGACATGGCTGACATGTTCGACCGGGCACGCCATCACCTCGAGTCCCGCGAGGGTCGGGTGGACACCGAGCTGGCGGGGCTGTTCGAGGCCGCCTGGAAGCTCGCCCAGCCCCGGCCCGATCACCTGGCGGGAGAGCCGCCGCTGCTGCCGCTGCGCCTGCGCTCGCGGCTGTGGAACCTTGCGCTGGCCGTCCTGTCCACCCCGGGAGCCTGACCGTGTACCTCAACCTGCACCTGGACGTGATCCTGGCCGTGTTCGTGGGCCTGGCTGTCGGCTACGTCGGCGGCCGGATTCACGGCTGGAGCCGCCGACGACCCACCACAAAGGACTGACCCATGCCGCGCATCACCTACGTACCGAAGAACTTCCGGGACACGACGCTGGAGATCATCCAGCATGCCGACGAAATCTGCACCGACTACGCCGAGCGCGGGTTCAACCTGACGTTGCGCCAGCTCTACTACCAGTTCGTCGCTCGCGGCCTGCTGGAGAACCGCCAGACCAACTACGACCGGCTTGGCTCGATCGTCAACGATGCCCGGCTGGCCGGGCTGCTCGACTGGGATCACCTGGAGGACCGCACCCGCAACCTGTACGGGCTGCCCACATATGACGACCCCGGCGAGCTGCTGCGGTTGAACGTCTACCAGTACCGAACCGACTGGTGGTTTACCCAGGACTGGCACCTGGAGGTCTGGGTGGAAAAGCAAGCCCTGGAGTCGGTGATCGCGGGGGCGGCCAACCAACGCCAGGTCGACTACTTCTCGTGTCGTGGCTACGTGAGCCAGTCCGAGATGTGGGCCACCGCACGGCGGCTCCAGCGCTACAGCAAGCTTGGGTTTAAGAACGTGATCATCCACCTGGGTGACCATGACCCGTCGGGTATCGATATGACCCGCGACAACGAGGAACGCTTGGCACTGTTCGGGGCCAGCGTGGACGTGCGGCGCATCGCGCTGAACATGGACCAGGTGCGCCAGTACAACCCGCCACCCAACCCAGCGAAGCTCACTGACTCGCGCGTGGGCGGCTACATGGAGCGTTTCGGCGACCAGTCGTGGGAGCTGGACGCGCTGGACCCGGAGACGCTGGAAGCGTTGATCTTGGGCACGATTGACGAGTACGTAGACCGCGAGGCGTGGGATCGATCAGTCGCCGAGACGGAGAGAGGGCGCGAGGAGCTGCAGGCGGTATCCGACAACTGGACCGATGTGGCCGAGTTCCTGCGCAACGAGGGGCTGCTGTAACCGTGGCGAGCGGGTGGCGGCGCAGGCGTCCGGGCTGGGAGTGGTGGTGCGACGACCACCCGGGCGCCGGTCGCCAGGTTGTGGAGGAGGCGATCGCACGCCGCGAGCTCCGCGAGCACCTGCAAGCTGAACACCCCGAGATGCTGGAGGACTGATGTTCCGGCTCAAGGTGGTGCGGAGTCACAACTGGAAGCGCAACCCAGGCTGGCGCTGGACCTGTGACGATCAGGAGGCGATCAAGGCGCACCCGAGCGGGCGCATGATCTCCGGGTTCAGTGCCGACGATGGGTTCACCGTGCGGCTGCGCGCGGGAGGATCCAGCCCGCTGCCACCGGCCCAGGCTCGGGCGATGGACGGAGCACGACGACACCTGTTCAAGTTTCACCGGGAGGACCGATGACCGATCCGACGTTCACCGAGTACACCGAGAGGCGCCACGAAGTACGGCGTCACGTGGGCATGCTGGAGCCGTTGTCGGCGGCGCTGCGCGACGACGGCGAGACCTTGCACCAGCACGTGGCCAAGCTCGATCTGTCGAGTCGCACCACGCTGTTCCACGCGTGCGCGGCGGTGATGAACGCACTGGCGGCGGCCGATGCCGAGTTCGAGCGGCTGCGCACGTATGCGCGCCAGCTCTCGCCGATCGAGCGCGCCTTTTTCGCCGTTGACCCGTCCGAGTTCGACAGGGCGCCCAAGGCGCTCCGAGACGCTGCAGCTCAGAAGTACATCCGTGACGGCATGGTGATGCCCGACGGCTCCGCGTTCACTGACCGCGGGCGCGAGGTGCGCGGGCTTGTGCAGGCGGATGAGCTTTTGCGCTCCCAGGTTCGGGACCGCGCACTGTCCGATGAGGACCTGTGCCATGAGTGACGCCGAGCGGATGGTGCTGGACTTCCACCGCAAGTACGGCTTCGCCACCGTGGACTCCTCGCGGACGTACAACGAGCTGCGTGCCGACCTGATCGAGGAAGAGGCGCACGAGGCCGCGGAGGCGATCCGTGCAAACGACCGGCTGGCGATAGCCAAAGAGCTGGGCGACGTGGTGGTGGTCACCTACGGCGCGGCTATCACTCACGGATTGGATCTGGACCTGGCCACCCTTCTGGTGCACCAGTCGAACATGACCAAGACGCCCGGCAATCTCCGCGAGGACGGAAAGCTGCTGAAGGGGCCGCACTACCAGCCGCCCGACATGACCCCGGCGGACCACGCGCCTGGCTGGTGGGTGGAGGTTCGAGACCTCTGCAAGTGCGACCGCGGGCCGCGTGGCGGGTTCGCGTTCGTGGATTGGACCTGCCCCGAACATGGCGCTCACGGGAGGTGGCCGCTGTGATGGCATCCGGCCACATGGCAACCGGGGCTCTGCTGACCGGGCTCGCCGGCCCGCTGCTGCCGAGCCCTCTCGATCCCGCCCAGGCCGTCACGCTCTCCGCGGCGGCCGGCGCCTACCTCGCGCTCGTGATGGACCTGGACACCCGCGGCAAGTGCTACCACCTGCTGGTGCCGTTCTCCTGGATCCTGCGTCCGCTGCTCGTGCTGATCGCCAAGGTGCTCTATCACCTGACCCGTGGCGACGACGACCCGGAGCAGACCAACGGGCACCGCATGTTCACCCACCAGCCTGCGTTCGCCGGCCTGCTCGCCAGCGTGGCGCTGTGGCTGGCGTGGGATCTCCCGGAGTGGCGCTGGTTCGTCGCTGGCGTGGTGTTCGTGGGCGTGTGGTCACACAGGCCAGGGGACGCGCTCACCGAGCACGGTGTACCGCCTGGGCTGGTGCATGTGCTGGTGCGGTTCTTCTCGGGTGAGGCCCGGGTGTGGGCGACGCTGGGTGTCCCGCGCAAGTTCCGGTTCGTGACGGGTGGCGGACGCAAGTCGAGTGCCGGCCGGCGGCTGTGGCGCGAGATCAAAACCGGCAAGCCATCGCGGCGACGCCAGCTGACTGTGTGGGATCGGGTCGGCGAGAAGTTCGTGACCGCCTGCCTGATGGGTCTGGTTGCCCTCCTGGGCCTCGCGACCGCCGCCGGGCTCTACCCCTTGGTGTTGCCGTGACGCGCCCGGAGCCGCCGAATCCTGCCCCGGACGGGTACCGCTGGACGGTGGTGCCCGCGGCCGGCTGGCGAATCGACGAGGGGCGCAGGTGTCGCGGTCGCCTGCCCGGCTCGAAACACACCATGTGTCCGGAGAGGTCGGTGGCCGCGCTGAACCGCGGCTGGTCGCACGCGGCGATCAATCGTCGGGTCGCGTCCTGGTGGGCCTACTGCCCCAGCCACCTAGCCGGCTATCGCAAGTGGATCGAGGATGGCCAGGTGCTGGCCTGGAAGCTAGAGGGGACGAAACCGTGACGGATGAGATCGAGCGGCTGGAGCAGGCGACCGCCGCCGCCAAGACGGCGACCCGCGAGGCGCACGAGGCGATCAAAGACCTGCGCGACGCAGCCCGCGACGCTCGCGCGGCCAAGGATGAGCTGGCGGAGGCGGTCAACCAGCGCATGGTGTCGGCGGTCGAGGCCGAGGTGGAGAAGCTGGTGACGGCCACCACCAAGGCCATCACGGACGCGGAAGCCGCCGTATACCGCCGGTTCGACCGCCTGACCCGGGCGCTGATGGAGGGCGAGGGGGAGGAGTCGCTGGAGCGCCTGGCCGCGAACTGGCGGGCGCAGGCCCGGCAAGCACGCGAGGATCAGCTCTCCGCCGTGCCCGAGTTCTGGGTGCGCGGGCGCGCTCGTGCCGAGCGGTTCCATTGATGGCCGGGCCGCGCGACCGTGGGCGCGCACTGTCCCGCGGTGAGATCGTGCAGCGGCACGCCTTGTTGGACGACGACGGCGAGCCGGTGACGTGCTCGACCTGCAGCAGAACCAACAAGCCCAAGCCGACCTATCCGACGTTCAGCGAGGCGCGCGACGCGGCTAACCAGCTGGTGCAAGGCGGCAACGTCGGCACGGAGCTGCACCTGCACCCGTGCCAGGTCGACCCGACACACTGGCACCACACCAGCAAGCCGCCGGTCGGCAACCCGGATGCGGTGACGCATCGCCGGGACGGCGTGACCTGGCCGCCGCGACGCAAGTGGACGGTGCGGCGGGTGCAGCATCCAAGTTTCTCCGGGGTGGCCGGGTTATCGCACAAGATCGGCGATCACCTGCCTGGGGACAGGGTGAAGGGAGAAGAGAAGTGATTGTGAAGAATCAGACCGACCAGCTGTTGGACGACATCATGAGCGACGCGTCACGGGTGATCTCGTGGGTGCGGCTTCCTGCCGACGAGATCCAGACGGCGGCGCTGAATCTCGCGGAGCGAGTCAAGGCGCTGGACGAGGCGCTGACCGACGGGGCGCCGTTCCCTGGCATGTGGACCCAGCGCGAACGCGCGTAGCCGTCACGAACAGACAGAGCCCCCCGGCGGATCCAGCCGGGGGGCCTCTGGCGTGAGACCGAGC